TAGGCGGCTTTGTTATCATTGGGTGGATTACCCTAGAGGAGGATATGCTGTGAGCAGACGATACGGACAACACCAGACCGACGTGCAGGTGGATTGCGAGTGGGCAACGCTGGACGTTACTATACACTGGACGCTGGACTGTGATGATTACAGAGACTTAGTGTCCATCGACAAAATCACGGTAGGCGACAGAGATTTACACGAAGGCTGGAACGTGCCGTACTTTGAGGATATAATCTGGGACGAAGTGATGGCGGGTGAAGACTATCTACCGACAGACCACGGGGACTGATTATGAATATATTTTACCTATCACGTGACCCACACGAGGCCGCAAGGCTTCAGTGTGACCGCCACGTAGTAAAAATGATCCTAGAGACAGCACAATTGCTATCTACAGCGCACAACGAGATCGACGGTGGGCAGATTGCGTACAAGACAACGCACAAGAACCACCCGTCTGCGGTATGGGCTAGGGCTAACCGTGAAAACTACACATGGCTTCAGAGGCATCTAATGGCCCTAGGGGACGAGTACACACGCAGGTATGGTAGGGTACACAAAACCATACAAACGCACTCAGAGGCGCTTACAGAGGCTCCTACGGGTATATCTGACGGTGACTTCACTGATCCGCCTCAGTGTATGCCAGATGAGTGTAAAAGGCTTGACCCAGTGCTAGGCTATCAGGTATACTATAACTACAAGGCAGACGACTGGGACGCAAGAGGTATCCCGATGCGCTGGTACGGACAGGAGGCAGTGTGATCTGGGGTTGCGTTATGGGTTTTGTTCTGGTATATTTAGTCCTGAGTAGCTTAGGGAAATAAAAATGGAAAAACTAAAACTTGTAGTTATGTGCATAACATGGGTAGCACTGGCGGTGTTTCTGGCTCCCCTGTGGGTTCCTGTAGCTATCCTAGCGTCTACAGGTATTATAGCTAAAGAATTTAAAGGAGATTCAGACGGTGAATGATGCTTACGATGTAGAGATCATGGTCAGAGAACTGACGGAGTACGAGGTAAATTTCCTAGACTTCCCTACAGTGATACGTATGGTAAAAGATCAGATACGACAGAAGTACTCAGACATGAGTTACATGGAGTTACTAGCGGCATACGAGGGTGTATTCAAATGGCCTGAAACTGAAGATATGGGAGACTTAGTACGATGAGATGTAAAGCGTGTGACGTTATCCTAGATGATACTGAGGTAGTCAAAAAGGATGCTAGGGGAGTACACTACGACCTGTGTACAGAATGTTTGACAGTCTCTATAGCTACCCACTGGGAACTAGAGAACATGGAGTCAATAGATAATGACGGTATTATTACACAAGATGATGTGTTGACATTACAGGAAAACTATGATAATATATACTTAAGTATTACTAAGGATTACTAAAGTATATAAACTAAAGAATTAAACTAAAGGATTAATACTAATGAGTACTACAGGAGAAACTAAAGTAGGGAGGCGCTGGAATCCTGTAGCCAAACACGATCACAACAAGGGAGGCGCACACAGGGACAGGAAAAAGGATGCCAAAAAGTACCAGTCTAGGGGTAAACGGTTGACAAAGCCTCTGGAACGTGAGATACTATAGGTGTACCTTCGGGTATTCACTTTAATCAGACGAGGATTATCTCAATATGTCAAATGTAATTGAAGGTGTGGTAAACTTTAGCAACGTCACGAAGCACGACGTATTCAACGGGCAGGACACGGGTACGTTCAGTATCACCATTACCATGTCTGAAGATGATGCGGCTACGCTGGCGGCACAGGGTGTAAAGATCAAGGACTACGAGGGCAACAAACAGCGGAAGTTTAAGTCCAAGTACGCTATCGGTATGTACACTTCCGACGGTGATCGCTTTGATGGCGAGGTTCCCTATAACTCCCGTGTGCGGCTGAAGTACAAGACAGGCCCAGCACACCCTGTCCACGGTACTCCTACGTATCTGGAGGCTGTGAAAGTGCTAGAGTTGGCAGAAGTATCTGAGGAGGCTGTGGACTTCTGATGGACTCTAAATTCCTACACCACGAGGAGTGTCCGAAGTGCGGTAGTAGGAACAATGTGGCGGTGTACTCCAATGGGGCCGCCACTGTTTTTCTGCCGACTGTGATTATCACGTAAACGGTGAAACCGGAGAGGAAACACAGGTGACAACACCTAGTAACCTAAACATGGGCGGAGTGGTAGCTGAGATACCGGATCGTCGTTTGTCTGCCAAGACCACTAAGCACTATCAGGTCACGGTAGAGTACGACGCCAACGGGAAGATCGCTAGGCACTACTACCCGTACTACGACAAAGACACAGGCGAGTTAGTAGCCGCCAAGTCTCGCGTAGTCAAGACCAAGGACTTCCTGTGCTCTGGTAACTTGAGTAACGTGGGTTTGTTTGGTCAGAAGCAGTGCCGTGGCACAGGTAAGTTTGTCACGATCACTGAGGGCGAACTGGACGCCATGTCTGTCTACGAGATGTTCGGACAGAAGTACGACGTAGTGTCACTCAGGTCAGGCGCTAGTAGTGCTGCAAAGGAGATCAAAGCACAGCTAGAGTGGCTTGAGGGCTACGAGAACGTGGTCATTTGTTTTGACCAAGACAAGGCCGGTGAGTTAGCGCTGGAACAAGTCAAGGATCTCTTTAGCCCTAACAAGCTGAAGATATGTAAGCTACCGCTCAAGGACGCCAGTGAGATGCTCATGGCTAACCGTGTGCAGGAGTTTACACAAGCGTGGTGGGACGCCAAGGTGTACAGACCGGACGGTATTATCGCCGGTTCTGACACTTGGGAGGCTCTGGTAAACAAACGTCAGGTACAGAGTATACCGTACCCGTGGGAAGGCCTAAATGAAATCACAAGAGGACACAGACCGTACGAACTTGTCACTATTACCAGCGGTAGTGGTATGGGAAAGTCTCAATTCATCAGAGAACTTGAGTACGATCTTCTCCAACGAACAGAGGCAAACATCGGTGTACTTGCACTGGAGGAGGATGTCGCAACGACAGCTTTGGGAATCATGTCAGTGGCGTCATCTAGGAGACTCCATCTGGAGGAAGACACGCCTGTTGATCTCCTTAGACCTCATTGGGAGGCAACGATGGGGTCTGGACGTTATTACCTTTTTGATCACTGGGGATCAACGTCGGCTGACGAGTTACTCTCAAGAGTACGGCACATGGCAAAGGCCTGTGACTGCCGATATATCATCCTCGACCACCTGTCCATCGTGGTTTCTTCTCAAGAGAACGGGGACGAACGGAAAGCAATAGACGAGATTATGACACGCCTACGCACACTGGTGGCAGAGACAGGAATCACATTGTTCCTAGTGTCGCACCTGCGTAGATCATCTGGCACTGCCCACGAGGACGGAGGACGTATCAGTCTGCAGGACTTGCGTGGTAGCCAGAGTATCGCCCAGTTGTCAGACATCGTGATTGGTATGGAGCGTGACCAGCAGAACCCAGACGAGGACATCAGGAACACAACGACTGTACGTATCCTGAAGAACCGCTACTCTGGCGAAACTGGCCCCGCTTGCTGGCTACGGTACGACAAGTTTACAGGGCGTATCCATGAGTGTGCTAACCCTAACCCACCAGACATAGAGGTTAATTTCTAAAATGGCAAAGAGAGTTTCTCAATATAGAATCACAGATGAAAACACTGACCCGTATCTTTTAGATGAGGCAATTACTTTTTTTAAACAAAAAGGAAAAAAGAAGATATATCCTTACGCAAAGGGACAAGTTTGTTTCTCACATAGAGGATGCTATTGGCTAGTTTCTCCAGAAACTATGAAGTACGCCCCAAGGCACAGGTCAAACGAAAAATGGTATAAGGAACACTCGCTTGACGATATTTGGGGAAGTATAAATAGGTGGTTAGACTACAGGGATTTAAAGCGGAAAGAGCGAGAGGAAGGTGAGTAACCTAGTCTTTTGTGACATAGAAACCGACGGGCTAAACCCCAGTGTTATCTGGTGTGCGGTCTGCCGACACAACGGAGAAAGCGAGGTAATATGCAATGAACAAGATTTCAAGGATTACATGGCTCGTAAAGCGCCGGTTAAGCTGGTATTCCACAACGGAATTGGCTTTGATGTTCCTGTGGTTGAGCGTCTTTGGAACTTTGAGTTTGCTAGGGATCAGGTCACTGACACTCTAGTACTCTCACGGCTGGCTGATCCTAGCCGCTCTGGTGGACACTCTCTGCGTAACTGGGGAAACATCCTAGGCTACGCCAAGGGCGACCACGAGGACTGGTCACAGTTGTCACCTGCTATGATCGACTACTGCATCCGTGACGTAGAGTTGACAGAGGCGGTGTACAAGCGGCTACTGGTGGAACTCGACGGGTTCTCAAAGGAGTCCATTGACCTAGAGCACCAAGTCCAGTGGATCATTCAGGGACAGGAGCGCAACGGCTGGCTACTGGATCAACGACTGTGCCACACGCTGTGTGCTAGGTTCAAGGAGCGTATGTATGAGATCGAAGAAGAACTCCAGAGGGTGTTCCCGCCGATTGTTGAGGAAAGGTGGTCTGAGAAAACAGGCAAGCGCCTTAAGGATAAGGTTACGGTTTTTAACCCCGGTTCAAGGCAACAGGTGGCAGAACGACTTGAAGCTAAGGGTGCAGTATGGTCGGAACTCACGCCGTCCGGTAGGCCGCAGGTGGATGAGAAGACGCTTGAGGAAAACAAACACATACCGGAGGCTGTCCTTGTACTGGAATACCTACTACTCCAAAAGCGATACGCACAGGTATCCTCTTGGCTAGAGCACGTACAGGAAGACGGAAGGGTACACGGACGGGTTACAACAAACGGTGCTGTCACAGGACGAATGACACACCAGAATCCCAACATGGCACAGGTTCCTTCAGTTAACTCACAGTTTGGCAAGGACTGCCGTGACTGCTGGATTGTACCAGAGGGACGTAAGCTAGTGGGTGTTGACGCTAGTGGACTAGAACTGCGTATGTTAGCGCACTACATGGGAGACGAGGAGTTTACTAATGTCCTACTTAGAGAAGACATTCACACCAGAAATCAAGTTGCTGCAGGACTTGCAACAAGGCCTCAGGCAAAGACTTTCATCTATGCTTTCCTCTACGGAGCAGGAGACGCAAAGATTGGAAGCATCGTCGGAGGAACTGCAGGTGATGGCAATCAGCTTAGGAAGCGCTTTCTACGAAACACACCTGCTCTTGAAGCTTTACGAGAACGAGTTGGACAAGCGTCTAGGAAAGGCCACCTCGTCGGACTCGACGGTAGAAAACTCTGGGTCAGATCAGAACATAGTGCATTGAACACGTTGCTTCAGGCGGCTGGTGCTATCATTATGAAGAGGGCTTTGGTTCTACTGGACGACTACGCAACACAGCACAACATCGACTACAAATTCATAGGTAACGTACATGATGAAATACAATCGGAGGTGGCTACAGAACAAGCAGAGAAGTACGGCTGGCTCGCAGTTGAGTGCATCAAGGCGGCTGGCATATCATTCGACCTTCGGTGTCCTCTCGACGGAGAGTACAAAGTCGGATCAACGTGGGCGGAGACACACTAAGGAGACTAAAATGAACGTAGAAATACCTTATGATCGTTATTTAGAAAATAAGTCACGAATGACTACGCCAGAAGGTCGTTTTAGATTAGGAAATCCCAAGCACCCTTATTATAAAATCTACAAGGAAGAGGGGATGGAAGCAGCTTTTGTTGCTATGGGTCTTCTACCTAAAAACAATAGACTTAGAAAAATTAAAACGACATTAAGAAACCTTTTTGATGAGGTTGTTGAGGGTCAGGTGTACATCATCACTAATCCTAACTTCCCTGAGTGGGTTAAGGTGGGCATGGCTGTTGACTCAGAGGACAGACTCAACGGGTATCAAACGTCGTCACCCTTCAGAGACTATGCGCTGTACAAGAGTTGGCCTGTGTCTGACCGTAGGTCTGCTGAGTCAGATGCACACAGTCTGCTAGAGAAGACCTTTGACCGTAGAGGTGAATGGTTTAAATGCACACCAGAGGAAGCAGAGTCTGCTATCGCTGGTCTAATGGAGCAACACAAATGAAATCAATACACACACTGATAGACGACATTTACTCTGTTGTTGCTTCCAAGGAAGTGCCAGACGGTGTCGATCTGTACGACGAGATAGACCGCTTTGGTGAGAACTGCAAGCGACTCATGTCTAACCTGTTCACTGAGAAGCGGGATGGTCGCAAGCTGCGGATGTCTAACATCGGGCGCGACGACAGATTCCTGTGGAACGTCGTGAACAACCCAGACGTACAAGAGGAGATGACTCCCAACACCTACGTCAAGTTTATGTACGGGCATCTTATCGAAGAGATGCTGTTGTTTCTCACCAGACTGTCAGGACACGAGGTTACAGATGAACAGAAACAATGTGAAGTTGCGGGTATTACGGGGTCTATGGACTGCAAGATTGATGGCATTGTCACTGATGTTAAGAGCGTGTCCTCTTTTGGGTTTAAAAAATTCAAGGACGGAAGTTTGGCTTTTGATGACCCGTTTGGATACGTTGCTCAGATTAAAGGCTATGCACATTCCGAAGGCGAAACATCGTTTGGCTGGCTCGCGATGGACAAGCAGAATGGGCATCTGACGTATCTCAAGTACGACACTGAGGATACACAGGCTCCCGTGTACGACAAGATTTCTTACGACATAGAGGAGCACATTGAACGCGTAAAAAAGCTAGTGGAACAACCAGAGGCACCAGAGGTTTGTCACGAAACCGTACCAGATGGCAAAAGTGGAAATCAAAAACTCGCCGTTGGTTGTTCCTACTGTCCCTACAAGCATACCTGCTGGCCCGGAGTAAGAACGTTCCTGTACTCAAGTGGGCCACGATACTTAACAGAGGTAGTAAATGAGCCGAAGGTCACGGAAATCCAAACTGGGTAACTTCAGATCGGAGTTTGAAAAAGATGTCGCAACGCAGTTACAACCATTTGGCTTTAGCTACGAACCGTTCCAAGTGGACTACATCGTCCAAAGGAAATACACCCCAGACTTTGTGTACGAACAGAACGGACGGACGTACCTCATTGAGTGTAAAGGATACTTTCGTGCAGGAGACACGCAAAAGTATAGATCGGTCGCTAAGTCACTACCGTGGACGTACGAACTCATCTTTGTACTGATGAAGCCTAATCAAAAAGTGAGTAAAAGTACCAAACTTACTATGGCAGAATGGTGTGACAAACATGAGATTCTATGGTATAATATAGATACACTAAAGGAGTTAGTGGATTATGTCTCTGACACTAGAAGAAATTAAGGAGCGGATTTTGCGGTTTTATGACCCCGATGATCTTCTGGAGGCTTTACAAATCTCTGCTGAAGAATTGCTGGACAGGTTTGAGGACAAACTAATCAGGAAACTAGATCAATTTCAAGAGGAACTGGAGGAAGAAGACTATGAGTACGCTGGCTAAGATCAACGAATCAATCGCAATCTATCGTTACAACAACGGCTTTATGGTAGAAGCCAACGGACGAGACGAAGAGGGCGACTGGTTTACACAAAAGATGGTGTTTGACTCAGCAGACTCTGCATACGAGTACGCCAAGCAGCTTCACACAACACTGCCTCTGGATAACTGATATGAGTATTGACGAGGCAGCACCCGCAGATTGGGACAAAGTAAAATCAAAGACGTTCACAGGAAAACTGTATCATCCTCAGGATACTCATAATCCAGTGACAAAGCCAGATCATTACAACAAGGGCGCTATAGAGGCCATTGAAGCAATCAAGGCGTCTATGCACCCGCAAGAGTTTAAGGGGTATCTCAAGGGTAACTGTCTGAAGTACCTTTGGCGGTACGAGTACAAGAACGGAGTAGAGGATCTACGTAAGGCTCGTGTCTATCTGGATTGGCTTATTAAGGAGTTAGTCAATGGATGATGACGACAAGACAGTAGACCTATACGAGTTAGAACCGGGGATGGGTACAGCGTCTATAGACCCTGACGCTAAACGTACGATGCGTGTAGTGGAAGGTAAGTTTGGGCAGAAGAAAACAGAAGAAGATCAGGAGATCACAACCGCTGAGTTTCTGGCTGCGTTTGCTGCAAAGGCTACGCTACAGGAACAAGAAGGTAGGAAGCCAAAGGTGGTTGTAGTGATGTACGAAGACGGTGAAATGTTTGAAGTTGCGTCTAATGAGCAGTATCCTGACGGGGTGTATATGTTGCTACAGTTAGCATCACAAGCGATTATCAATGAAACTCTAGGAGTAACTGAATAAATGGACGCATACCAACAATACATACACAAGTCACGGTACGCTAGGTACTTACCTGAGGAGCAACGTCGGGAGACTTGGGAAGAGACAGTTAACCGTTACGTAAACTTCTGGGTAGATCGTGGTGCGCTGAACGACTTTGATGTATCAGAGATATTCAAAGCTATTCATGATCTCGACGTAATGCCATCCATGCGAGCACTGATGACTGCAGGAGAGGCTCTGGATCGTGACAACGTTGCAGGGTTTAACTGTAGTTACCTACCTATCGACCACCCCAAGGCCTTTGACGAACTGATGTACGTCCTGCTGTGTGGCACAGGGGTCGGCTTCAGTGTCGAGCGTCAGTACATTAGCAAGCTACCAGAAGTTGCGGAGACTTTCATGAAACCGATACAGTTATCAATGTTGCAGATTCGAAGATCGGATGGGCGAAATCGTTTAGGGAGTTGGTATCACTGTTGTATACAGGTCAAGTCCCACGATGGGACATTAGCAGAGTACGACCTGCAGGTGCCCCACTCAAGACTTTCGGAGGTCGTGCAAGTGGCCCTGAGCCTCTCGTCGATCTCTTCAAGTTTACAGTTGAACTCTTTCAGGGAGCATCTGGACGACGCCTTACGTCCATTGAATGCCACGATCTTTGCTGCAAGATTGCTCAAATCGTCGTCGTCGGAGGAGTCCGAAGATCAGCCCTGATTAGCCTGAGTAATCTGACGGACGACAGAATCCGTCGGTGTAAGCACGGGCAGTGGTGGGTCGATGAACCCCAGCGAGGACTGGCGAATAACTCAGCCTGTTACACAGAGAAGCCAGACTTTGAGGCTTTCTTAAACGAATGGACAAGTTTGTATGAATCACGATCTGGTGAACGAGGTGTCTTTAGCAGAGTGGCAAGTCAAAAACAAGCTGCAAAGAACGGCAGACGAGATGCTACCTTTGATTTTGGAACTAATCCGTGTTCAGAAATCATCCTCAGACCCTATCAATTCTGCAACCTCTCTGAAGTTGTTGTCAGGCCAGAAGATACACTCGCAAGCCTCAAACGAAAGGTACGTGTTGCGACTATCCTTGGAACTCTACAGGCAACGCTGACAGACTTCAGGTATCTGCGTAACATCTGGAAGACTAATACAGAAGAAGAGGCACTACTGGGAGTAAGCCTCACAGGGATCATGGATCACCCGTTACTCTGTGGGAGGGAAGACAGTGCAAAACTTAAGAAGTGGCTTACGGAGATGCGTAACGAAGCTATCGTCACGAACGAGGCGTGGGCTAAGAAACTTGGTATCAATCCGTCTACCGCAATTACTGCAGTTAAGCCTTCAGGTACTGTTAGTCAGTTGGTTGATAGTGCTAGTGGGATACATCCTCGTTATTCTAATCAATATATTAGACGAGTACGTGCAGACAGTCGTGACCCTCTCTGCGGTGTCCTAGAGGCCGCTGGTGTGCCTGTGGAGGACGATCTAATGTCCCCCAGTACCAAGGTATTCAGCTTCCCTATCGCGTCTCCTGAGGGCGCTGTGACAGCCTCAGACATGGGTGCTATGGAGCAGCTAGAGTTATGGGAGATATACCAGGATTACTGGTGTGAGCACAAGCCGTCTATGACTTGCTACTACCGTGACGAGGAGTTTCTGGAGGTAGGACAGTGGTTGTACAACAAGTTTGACAAGGTGTCAGGGATTAGCTTCCTGCCCTACTCAGACCACACGTACCAACAGGCACCGTATGAGCCGGTGGACAAGAAGACGTACAACCAGTTAGCTAAGGATTTCCCAAAGGATATATCTTGGGATATAGAGGAGGCCAGCGACATGACCGAAGGATCACAACAACTGGCCTGTACAGGGAACAACTGTGAGTTATAGCAACGCAGGTGCGTTATGACATAAAGATAATAGAGTAACCTTCCCTTTTACCTACGTCCTCTGGCTTCTCTTTAGGGTCATGGGGCGTAGGTATTCCTTCCTTCTGCATCTTCTTGATGCGCTCTTTAGACTTCTCACACATACTGTGGTAATCAATGGATGTGTACTCTACTGTGTGTTTATCTTTGTTCTTCATTTGTTCTGTCTCCTGCTGTTCCAGCTACGGCGGTTCCTGCGGCAACTCCAGCGGCGGGAGCCGCGTCTGTTGGTCTAATTCTAGGTCTATCTTGGTTGATTGCTCTAGCAGTTTGTGTTAGTAGACCTACTCTTGTTGCTCCTGCGGGTTCTGCTCCACGGGCTGCTAAGTTTTCTTGGAATTGTCTCTTCTGTGCTTTGTCGGGAGCAGGTACAGTCTTAGACGGTTTGTTAAACACGTTGTACCCGTTAGGAACAGCAATAGAGATTACCTGCTTGTCTCCGGGCGGCGTCATGCCAAAGAGATCGTTCTTATCGGCTATGAAATGAACCATATCCCCTTTGGTGTTCATCACAATTTCGTCTAGCACTCCCCCCAGACCCTTAGCAGCAGACAGATGACTACCTCTAATGTACACAGTCCCGTCTTCTATTTTGATTTTGCTTTTGGCTTTGTCGAGCATAGCCTGTGCTTGTTCGTAAGCGGCCTGTTGTCCTTTGGTCATCTTTTGACCAGAGTCTTCCATTTTCTTGTACTTGAAGTACTGCTCAATCTTAGTGTACGTTTGCTGTCTGGAGTTTTTAGTTGTGTACTTAGAGCTTTCGGTCATCTTGTTGATGAACCTCTCAGCAGCATTAAGCGGCTTACCAGATTCTTTGTTGACCATCGTCTTGTCCATCATCTTAGCCAAAGCAGCAAACTCTACTAGCTCATCTTGACTAAACTCTTTTTTGTCGGGGAACAGCTTACGTACCTGTTGCATCCCGTGGAACAAGAAAGACGCTTCCGCTGACTTACCCTTCAGGCTTTCTTTGGCAATGTCTGAGAACGCTGTAGGGTTCCTAACTACAACCAGAGCATCGTCTACGCCTTGAGCAGATTTGATTCGGTCTACTACAGTTTGTATAACTCCATCGTCCAGCGTGATATTGCTTTTCTGTAGTTGAGTGGAGTTAGCAACAGCGTTTTTGACTGTAGGAACATCTAGCTCTCCCATAGCAACAGCCTGAAGACCTTCAAACTCCTTTAAAATTCCTTGCGTTTCTTCTCCCCTGCCGTACTTAATCAACTGTGTTTGATCTAGCTGTCCTTCCAAGTACGACAAGTCTTCTTTAAACTCGCGTATAAACTGCTTATCAGAGTCTGTTCTGTCTTCTTTGCTTTTTGCGTTTATCTCGTTGTACTTAGTTATTCTTTTTTCCGTGATCGGAGCGGCAGACCTGCGTACAGACATAGGCATACCTTCTCTACGAGAGGCGACAGCACGAGGGTCTAGAGTATCTGCTACGGCCCTAGGAGCAGTAACACCGACAGAGGCCAGTTGACCGCCTACTCCAGAGCCGTAA